GGTTTCTTCACAGGTTTCTTTTCTTCTTTCTTCGCAGGTTTCTTCACAGGTTTCTTCACAGGTTTCTTTTCTTCTTTCTTCGCAGGTTTCTTCACAGGTTTCTTTTCTTCTTTCTTCGCAGGTTTCTTTTCTTTCTTAGTAGGTTTCTTAGTAGGTTTCTTAGTAGGTTTCTTAGTAGGTTTCTTAGTAGGTTTCTTTTCTTCTTTCTTCGCAGGTTTCTTCGGAGGGTCCCGGTCGTTTCTCATCTCCCGGACAAGACGATTAACACGTACATTATTGGGAGCATATCCGTTGTCATAACAGTATCCAGGTTCATTCCAGACCCAATTGATTGGCATGATGATTATTTAGGTTTGTTTCTTGGTTGCTTAGTTGTTAGATTGTTTGACTGTGTTGGTTGATTACTTTGATACAATCAGATTGGATAAATCAATTTTTTTTCCTTGTTTTGTAGATTTTTAGGAAATAGAAAATAGAAAAATGTCTAATACTATAAATTTATATTCTACAACTACTAATAAACTAGTTTGACGTATTCTTAGTAGATTTTATTACTACATCTGTTTTCGGCCAAGGTTTTTTTTCTTCTGGAGAATAACTCTCGCACTCTCTAATTTTAATGTATTCTCCTTCTTCTTCTACAGTATTGATCAGAATAGTTTCTTCCATATTACATCCACGGATTGCATTGCGCCTTTCAACTGTATCGGCAAAAATAAATTGGGTCTTAGAGTTGTCTGACATTATTGGATGGGTGTTATGATAAACATAATTATATAATTAAAAATCAATTTTTTCCTGATTTTTTATAGTTTAGGGTTACAAATACTTTTATGGGTATAGTTATTTTCTCTAGTTAACTTATTTAAATAGTAAACATACGAGTATTCAAATAGGTTATTCATATAAATAGTATTATTAAATAGTCTACGATGCTGTTTCATTTCTTCTATTCTCCATATATCTATTAAAAATTTATTACAATCATAGCAAAATAGTGAATTTATTATATTAAGACTCCTATCTAACCCCCACATATAGGAACTAATATAATCTAAACAGTAAAAAGATTTTTTTATAAAAATTAAATTTATATGATTATTAATTAGAATGGAAGTTGGATGTTGAATACCTTTGTACTTAAATAAAATAATATTCGTTAATTCATCTGGTATGTTTAATTTTCTAAAAATACTATAAATATCTTCCATTATAAATAAAAAATTGATTTATTTTTTAAATATTAAATATAAATAAGAGGACCATGTCTAAAACAGTTAGGTTCGCTGAAACCAACGAAGAAAGATACTATATTCTTGATGAATTTGAAAGAGATTCAAAAAGATTGCATTGGACAATTATTAAAAGTCAAATACCGTTAATTATGTTGTTACTAAAAATAAGGAAAGAAATAAATGTATCAGAAACATATTTATAATAAACTACATAGAAAGTATAAAAGAACTATAATAATTTTTTTTATTCATATTATCTATTTTTTTAATTAAATTAGATTCAGTAGATTTGGCTTGATCATCATATGTTCTTAGTTTTAGATGATATGTGAATAATTTATTTTGTTTAAAACTATTTATTTCCTCATTACTTAATTTACCTCCTTGGTATTCAAAGGTCTGCTTTGATGCTTCAGATAGATTATTATAATAATTAGGATCAGTTGAAATAAGATACCGTTTAGTATTGATATGATTCTCAACCAACTCGCATACATTCTCATTATATCCTAAAGAACGCAGGTAATCTGCACCAACTTTTTCATGATTCATAACACCTAAATCTGACATTTTTTCCATTTCTGGGTTATCATAACAAAGTAGATGCCCTATATCATGAAATAGACATCCTAATATAAAATCATTTTTATTATCAACATCACTATCATCTTCAGCGAACATAGCACACTGGAAAGCATGCTGTAATTGTGTAACATCTTCACCAATATATCCGTTGTCACCATATTTTTTTAACAAATTTAGTGCTTCCATTATAGGTTCCTAAATTAATTAAATAATTATCTTTAATAATAAATTTATAAATGATTATGGAAGGTACATTACACCAACAAGAATACAACAGTAAACAAGTGCGTGTAATAGAACACCATATAAAGTAGGACATCCACTTTTACTAGCGAAAGTATTTCCTAATATAGAACCAACAACCGAATATAATGCAGGACTAGATACAAGATAGAATATTAGTGTGCCATATAGAGCATGTTTTACCTTTATTCCATTATTAATTTTAGCTTTACCCATAGAGAAATAAGAAATAGTAAAAAAATAGAGGGCATTAAGAAGCAACCCAATATTAGTTGGACAAACAACCGATTTATAATTTGTAGAACCTAGAGAATTTCCAGTAATACCAAACTTCTTTTCCACAGTCCCAACCATTCTAGGACCAAATGAAAGTAAATTCGGATGATTTACCAATACAAATAGAAGAGCAGAATTTAAACTTATCATAACCTTTTTATTTAATGTCGCCATATACTATTAATATAAATTATTTATTAATATTCATATAATTTAAGAGTAGATTCGATTATATTTTTAACATTATGAACATTTACACTATTTCCAAGTTGTTTATATGAATGTCTATCTTGTTCTAAAAGTTTAAAATTTTCAGGAAATGATTGTAGACGCAAACATTCTCTCGGAGTAATATATCTCTTTTCTTTACCATAAATAGGGATTTGTGAGATTGCAACTAATGTTGGAAAATATTGTGCCTTTTTTACACGAATACCAGACTGCCTCATTTGTATAAAATAATTGAATATACTATCATTTGGTTTAATGGCACCAACTTGCCATTCTAGTTTTCCATAAATTTCTCTTTTGGTTAGTATATCCTTATAACATTCATACCAATTATCCCATAAAGATTCGTATTTTAAATATAGTGGGCGATTTTTTGTAATATAATCAAATCTCCATTTTACCATCTTTTTAAAATCTTCCTTTGTATATGTATTATATTTATGAAATTCATTTGCCATGATGGTTGGAGAAATTTTTTCACCAATATCAAATTCCTTCACCATTTCATCCCATACTTCTAGAGAGTCCAAAATATCTCCTTTAATAAAATACTTATCATCTACCTTATTTTTATCTTCTAAAAAATCATTAAAATTATAATCTGTAGTTTTTTTATAAATAAGGTCATCTTCGGTCATTTCTCGTTTAAAGATGTCCTTTCTAACACAAATGAAATAAATTCGTTCTCTTTGTTGTGGTATACCATAATTATGAGGAGACATTTGAAAGTATTGAACATTATAGTTATTATCATCCAATTTTTGTAAAACATATTCTAAAACTTTACCATTATCAACCTTTAGAATGTGTTTTACATTTTCTAAGAAAAGGAATTTGGGTTTTTTAACTTTTACAATTCTAATAATTTCATCAAATAACAATCCCCTAGAATCCTGAAATGTTTTCTTTTTTCCTGCATTTGAAAATGCTTGACAAGGAAACCCACCACAGAGTATATCAAAATCTTCTATATCTTCTGGTTGTAATTTTGTAACATCTGGATGCGGGTCTATACCATAATTTAACTTATATACTTCTCTACAATACTTATCTTTATCACAAGATAAAACACATTTCCCACCTAAAGAACCTAATGCTTGGTGAAATCCACCAATTCCTGAAAAAAGATCGATAAATTTGTTGTAAGAAGAAGACATGATGTATATTAAATTAATAACCAAATGTTTAATTCAATTTTATTAAAATTTATTAATTTAAACTCTAACTATATTATTATAAATAATGAACTATGAAATATATTTGTATTAAGATTTAGATACAGTTATAATTAAAATAAAAATGTAATTATGTAATTTATTTTCTATATTTCATTACCTTTTTAGTACGTTTACTTTTTTTTGATTTCTTTTTAGTTCGTTTATTAGATTTCTTTTTAGACCTTTTATTTTTCCTTTTACCGCCCCTTAATTCTGGATTTCCTCTAAAATACTGTATTAATTCGTTCGTTAAATCATTATAGTTATGTAGTAAGCCTACACTATAGTTATTTGTTGGAACAAAATAATAATCTATTTCACTTTGTATACCTTTATTTACATCCATCCACTTGCTTTTTAAAGATGGAATTTCGTTTGTAGTATTTTCATCATATCTTTTTTTTAGGTTTCCTTTCAAAAAATATTTTTGGAAAAAATATGTTATAATTTCTGGATTTGTTTTATTCATCAAACTTTCACAAAATCCATAGAATTCACTAATATCTAATTCAGTCGTATACTGTGGAACACACACATGGTCAGAACCATAGGAAGAATTCAAATAATATGTATCATCTATACGTATTATTGTAAAATAATGTAGTATACTACCAGACCCTAACATTGTATTATAAACGCACATATAGAAGATTTGTGATTCATTGCCATTATTAGTTAGAATATCATATGAATTTATAGGCACTATATTATATTCTGTTGCATTATTAAAATGTATAATTTTAGACAATTCATTATTTATATCTGAATTATTTAGAAAAAAGGATATAATATCACACATTTCATTAATTTTATTAATATCTAATCCTAAATTCATAAAATAATAGTAAATTACAGAAAATTTAAATTGCCACCCTCTACAAGATGTGGTAGACCTTTTAAATTGATCCCTTGTTCGTATAATTTTATTTTCGCAAATATTTAGTTTACTAATAATTTCATTAATATAAGGATAGCTTAATAAAGTTAATATATTCATTATGATATAATAAAATAAAAAATTATTTTCTATATTTCATTACCTTTTTAGTACGTTTACTTTTTTTTGATTTCTTTTTTTTGATTTCTTTTTTTTAGATGATTTCTTTTTTTTAGATGATTTCTTTCCTTTCCTTCTACTACCAACACCACGACCCGATACTTCTTCGCCCACATTATTAGAAGGCTCCACTGGAGCTGGTGGTGTTGGAATTTTAGCCTGATAAACTAAACTCGCTAGATCACGTAATCTATTACCTTCTAAACCATTGTGGCTATTATAGTGAACATTACCGAGTTTATTAACTATTTTACCAGCAATATTTTTTAACCCAAGAAAATCCTGTATATCACTTTCACTCTGTATTGTATCTGTTTTAATAAGTTTATCAATTTCATTATTAAATTTAGTTATAACTGGACTCATCGACATTATAATATAACGAAATAAAATATTTTTATATTTTAATGAAAACAAAAAAAGCAATTAAATGGGAAAGATTATCTAAAAATAAAATGGTTACCGATAAATGTAAAGAACTTAATAAAATGTATGGGAAACCTGATAGAATGGAATATAATAAAAACGATACCCTATATAGAGCTACCTGGAAAAATATAGAAGGGTGTGATGAGATTATTATTTATAATGATGTCTTCAAAAAAGTCCATCCATATAAAGCGGTTGTGTTTGTTATAGCAAAAAAACTCATGCCTATTCCGGATAGTCTACTTGGACCTCTTAAATATGCTTCAGAAACGATTAATATAGAACAGATCCAAACGAATAAAAAAATTAGTGAAAACTATTATAATACAGGTAATAAACTAAAGGCAATGGTTTCTGGGTCTTGTGCATCGATTACTATTTCTGTTATAACTTTAAAATTTGTAGAAGATATGGTAAAACAATATAAAAAAACCTATAAATCACAGGAATTTCTTATGAAAGTTTTTAGAGATGAATATGATAATAGAGTTAGAGTATTTTTAAAAGGTAATGGAATAAAACCTAAAATTTCTTGGTACCCAAACAAACTAGAAAAAAAAGATGAATTTGTAAAACGTATGTAAATATAAAATTGATTTAAAATAAATACTACAAGTAAAGTAATATCATCAAACAATGGGTGGGTTTATCCTTTCAAGTCACCCTGTATGGGAACTACTTTGTTCATATGGGCTACCCCCTGAAATTATTAATATTATTTTTAGCTACAAAACCTATTATACGCCAATAAAAGCACCTTTTAAAGAATTAGCATGGTCTACGAATGAATATGAATGTATGCGCGGTGAACGCACATTTATCTATTCTGATCTGGTTGATACATTTGTAAAAATATTTTTCGTTAGTTCAAATTCTTATAGTTCATTGGTTTTAGTAAACTTTATAAAAAAATACTATAAACTCTATCACAAAGATAAAAATATTATTCTACAAGAA